TGGGTCTTGGTTGTAAAAAGCGTCCAAGGTATAAACGTTGCCGTTCATGATTACACCCGTGGAACTTACTTCTACGTACTTGTTATTTGCTTGCGCAATTATAACCGCATTAGAAGCAACATAAGCCAGCGGGTAAGTCGTAACGTTTGGATTAAAAGTTGAACCGTAGTGAATAACAACGCCGTCGGTAGCAGCTGGGCCAACGTGACCAACGGTTGTGCTGGATTCTGTGAATGAGATCGAGTTAGTAGAAGCCGAGACTGTAACTCGGCGGGCACCCGATGAAGTGCGAAGTGTGAAAGCGGTCAGCGTGCCCGCACTCAAGCGGTCCACGGTGATTGAACCAGCTTGGATTTCAAATGCTGTAATTGTGTTTGAAGCAATTTCAAGTGCAGTAATTGTGCCACCTGCAATTTGCGTGGCAGTGATTGTGGCAGTGGCGATGTTGCTGGCAGTGATTGTGCCAGCCGCGATTTTGCCGCCTGTAATGGTGCCTGCAGCGATTGAAACTGCCTCGATTGTGCCTACTGCAAGCTTGGCTCCTGTGATGCTGTTGGCTGCGATGCGGTCTGCAGCAAGTGAACCAGTCGAGATGTTGCCAGCATTAATGTTTGAAACCGTGATAACAGAAGCATCAATCGTGCCAGCGGTCAGCTTGTTAGCAGAAAGAGACGCAAGTGCGCCATCGCCAAGAGTAAAAGCTGAAAATGCACCACTTGTATATCTGTAGAACTTGTTATCGTCATCAGTGTCAAACCAAAGGTCGCCTTCTGCGAATGGCCCTGTTGTTGGCATTGTGGTTTGACGGTAAATGCGGTTTTTGCCGTCAGCTGTTGTTTGTGCTGCGGTTGCTGCTGCCGAAGCTGCTGCTGCTGCTGAGACTGCTGCTGCTGCTGCCGTTTCTGCCGCTGCGATTCCAAGGTCTTGCACTGAAACCCAGGCTGTGCCTGTCCAGTAGTATTGCTTGTTGCCGTCGTCTGTGTCAAACCAAACGTCGCCCTCAGTTAAAGGATAAACAGAGCCGTCGGGGGCTGTTGCCTGGCGGTAGATGTGGTTCTTGCCGTTGACAGAGGCCTCGATTGAGTTAATCTCAGTTTGAAGCTCGTCAGTTTCCTCAGTTGTGGCCGCCACGATTGGAATGATAGAGGTCTGAGTCATGCCAGTTGAAGTGACGGTGACTGGCGTGATTGTGATTTGCGGGCAAAGTGGCATCGCTCCCCCTAGAGTGTAATCGTATAAGGGTCAACTACAGAGGTGAAGTAGCTGACGCGCCAGTTGTCGGCAGTGATTGAGTGCGCAAGGCCTTCAACCACGCTGTTGATTGTGATATTGCGACCATCGTATGTCAAACGCTTGACTTGAACCAAGTCATTCAGTTCAGTCTCGAGCATGTCAGTGGCAAGAGCGCCGATACCGATAGCCGTAAAGTCAATCTGCTCAGCCAAAACCACGGCGTCTGCGTCTTTGCGGGCTGCGTAGAGCGCGAGGTTAGCAGCGCTAGTTTCGCTAAAAATCGGAGCGTCTAGCTTCTTGGATTTCAACCCGTAAGTTGAAACGCTAGAGGAAAAACGCGCTGTTTTTTGTGCTTTCTTTGGGCCTCTGAACACAATGGCCTCGTTATAAACGTAGTCAGTTCCAGGGTTTGTGATAATGCCGTCATAGCCGACGCTGTTGGCGTCGCCTTGGTCGGAAAATAAAAGTCTGGTTGGGCGGGTGAACTTGTCTGCGATATCCACAAGGGTGGCGACTCCAGTGCGGCTGACGTAGAAACGGCCACCAACACAGTTGGCACACTGTTCTAGCATTTCAAGGCAGCTCATGTTCTGCTTGGTCTTTTGCATCACGGTTGTACCTGTGATACTGCGAGCGCCAGCAGGCCAGTCTGCAAGGTCCAAAGCTCGAGCAGCACGAAGTGCCGCCGTCTCTTGGAATTGAGAAGTCGCAAGCGCTGGTGCGATTGCTTTTGCAATCTGAGCCAAGCCGTCCACAAAAGTCAATGAGACCGTTGGGTAGATGCCTTGGTTGACTGCGTTGTCCTCGAGGTAGCCAGTGTAAATGACGGTGCTGTTGGCGGTGATTCGCACTTGCATTCCAGCGATAAGAGTGTTGTACCAAGGGCTTGAGGTGTTGCTTGGGTCAAAAGCGCCTGATTGGTTGTTCAGGACAATAGCCGCAGTGCCAGATTCCAAAAAGTCATTTTGGTATTGGCGGCCGCGTCTGATGTCAACCTCGAGAATGAGGTCAGCACTGACGTTTGTGAAAGAACCGTTGATGCCGAATGCGACTGTGAGCGTTGGTGCGTTTGCTGGCATTAGAGCACCGCAAACTGACTACCCGCACGACGACGCATTAGTGTAGCCAAGCCGTTCTTGATGCCGTTGATGAGGTCGCCTTGTGAGACCACTGAGCCTGCGACATTCACTGTGATGTTGCCCCCGTTCATAGTGGTGTTCTTTGCAATATTGCCGTGACCAGCTGAAGCAAGCAACGAAATGGTTGGGCTAGAAATACCAAGTCTCTTTTGCTTGAGTAGGTTCTGACGAACCGCCTCGCGAGTGATTGGGTCGTCTATGCCTTTCAGCGCCTTGTTCTTTTTGTTCAAGTTATCTTGTGCAGCCGCCGATTTGTCAAGGGCCGCGTTGTACTTGATAGTCTCTTCTTTAACGCCCTTCATGTCGAACTTAAACTTGCCCATCGCATCTGCTGCTTTGTCAGAGTCTTTGTTGAACTTGTTGGCTGCGATGCCGATGCCGACAAGTGCGGCGCCGAATGCGGCTGCACCTGCTGCGGCAGAGATGCCGCCTGTTGCTAGTGCAGTGGCTGCAGCTGACGCAAGTGAAACCGTGCGCAGAGCTTTCATCACTTTGATAATTGCTTGCACTCCCTTGATAAGCCCAGCCACGGCAGCTGCCGTTTTTGCGCCAAAGAATGCTGCTGCGATGACGGCGCCGAGCGTCACAAACACTTTTGTGTTGCGGGCCACGAATGAGAATATCTCGAACATTAACTTGCCAAATGCTATGCCGTAACTGATTGCAAGCTGGAATGCAGCAGCAAGCTTTTGCCCGTTGAGTTCAACCCACTTCTGCAAAGCTGGCAAAATGTCTTTTTGTAAATAATCCACAAACTGCACCAACGCTGGCAAGATTGCTTTGCCCAGTGTGGTCTTGACATTCTCGAATGAGTTCTTGAGGGCGATGATTGCACCTTCAGGAGTCTTGCGCAGTTCCTCGTTAAATCCTTTATAGGTAGAGTTGAGCACCTTGACGATTGCGGCAGCACGTTCTGCTTCAGTGCCGTTTGAAATTAATTTCTTGGTTTGGTCATCAAGTACGAAGCCAGCTCTAGTTAGAGCGCCGAATTGACCGTTCAGGGCTTGTGCAAGGCCGTTAGTCATTGTCTTAAACTGGTCAGCAGACGCAGTCGCGCCTTTTTCTGCAGTTACGTAGTCTAAAATCGCTGGAGTCAGCGCTTGGATAGATGAGGCTTGTAAGTCGAATGTGGCGAGCTGTGACTGAACCACAGAGACGTTGCCAGCAGACACAACACCGACTTTTTCAAGCGCTTCGGCCTGTGCATTAAGAATCTTGACTTGCTCGGCAGTGGCGCCGTTTGTTGTAAGCAGGATTTGGTTGAGTCTGTTTTGCTCGGCTTCTGCGCGGATAGCGGCTTGCACAGAATCTTTACCGACTTTAACAGCAAAAGCACCAGCTGCAAGAGCTGCTAAGCCAAAAGACTTCGCTGCTTTATTGGCGAACTTGCCAAACTGCTTTTCCATTCTTGAAATGTCTTTGACAGCGGCTTTGGTGCCTTTGTCTGAATACTGGGTAAGAATGCGAGCAATTACCGCGCCGACCGCCATGTTATGCTGCCTCTCTGTCTAAGTTCTTTTGTAAGATGGCTTTGGCGTCGTCTAGTGCTGCTAGAGTCTTCATTTGTGCAGCCCTCTTGCGCTCATCTACAGCCCGCCAAATCAAACGCGATGGGTTTCTAATCTCGTCGGTTAGATTGCGAATAAACTGAATGCCGCTGCCTGTGCCGCCTGATTTGCGACCCGCAACTTCGATAATTGCACCAGCTGCGGACTCGTTGATGAGTGCACCAGCGCTGGTTGTGTAGTCTTTTCGGACTTTGCCCTGTGCCTTGGATTTGCGAATACCTTGCTGAATCACGCCTTGGTTGTATGGTGGCCAGCCAGCACCACCGCGAGTGGTCTTTTTAGGTCTAAGCGGCTCGGTTGTTTTCCAGCCGCTCATCGGCGGGTCAGATTTGACAAAGCCGCGAGCTGCACGTTCTGCGTCAGAAAGAATAGAGTTAATAACCGAGTTGAAGTTCTTGACTGCTTGCTTGTCAAAAGCCTTTAAAGCAGTCAAAGTAGGTTCAATTCCTATAAGAATGATGTCGCTTTCGACTTCAGCCATATTTTTTCGCCCGTTCTTTCAGATAAGCAGTTATTGCTTCGAGTACCCCCTCGGGGGCATCAAGCAAGTCAATCGGAGATATGCCAGTCTCCACCGAGATAGCGGCGACTGTGTACGTTAAGCTATCTCGGTGGATTCGAAAGACGCGTCAGAGTCCAGCTCTGCAGTGATGATGGTGTCCAAGAACTCAGGACCCCACGGCTTCACTATCACGCCGCTGGCTTGCATCGACTTCCAAGCTAACCAATAAACGTGTTCGATTTTTTGCTCCTCGCCCAACAACTTTGGCATTCCTTTGCCATACTGTTGTTCGAAGGCCACGATGACTCGAGGTGTCAGTTTGTATGAAGCCTCAACGCCTTCTGTGGTTTTAACTTTGATTGATAAGCCGTCCATTTGTTTCCCCCTTGTTAGGTTATGATTTTGTTATAACGCCGCTAATCGGCCAGGTGACCGAGGCGGTTGCAAGCTCTCCGACGGCTCCATTAAGCGGAGTCCATTCGGAAACCAATGCAGTAAAGCTGTACGCGGGCGAACTGCCAGCGACTGGGCGCACGGTCATTGAGACTCCTGTGCCTAGTGTTGGGTAGATTGTGGCTTCTAATGCGCTAGTGGCGTAGTCTTGATTAAACTCTAGAGCAACGCTGTTGTCCGCAAGCCCAGCCACTCTTGTGCGGGCTGTATTGCCGAAAGCAGTTGTCTCAACTACGTCAAAAGTCGAGCCGAGTGTCACCGAAGTGACGTAGCTTGAAATGTCTGTGGTGCCGAAAGTGACAGCAACGTTGGTTAGAACAATGCGTGCCATTATGAAACCGCCTTTGTTACTTCACCGCTGATTGGCCAAGTCACGCTTGCAGTTGCTAACTCGCCGACGGCGCCATTCAAAGGAGTCCACTCGGAAACCAAGGCTGTGAAGCTGTATGATGGGTTGTCTGCTGCTGTGGTTGAACCGTTTGGCTTGATGACTACTGCAGTGGTGCTACCAAGCAGTGGATAAATCGTTGCTTCCACGTTGCTTGTTGCGTAGTCTTGGTGGAACTCGAGTGCAACTGAGTTGTCGCCAAGACCTGCTACGCGAGTGCGAGCTGTTGAGCCGAAAGCAGTTGTCTCAACTACGTCGTCATTTGTGGTTAGTGTGACGCTAGCGATGTGGTCACTCAGATTGACTGAGTTGATTGTGATGTACGCGTTTGTTAGGACTAATCGGGCCATTATTCTGCGGCTCCTTCTGCTTGTGGCTTAGTTGGGCTATTGCTAGAAAGATGCCCACCACTAACAAGCGCAGCGATGTTGCATCCAGCTTCGAGCAATTCTTTGGTAGCGACTTGGTCGCCTTTTTTCTTGGTGCCGACCTCGAGTGTGTCCGAGGCGATTGTGTAGTTCATGGTTAGTCTCCTTGACCCCATACAGTGATTCGATAACGATAAGACAGGTAGTCGATATCGCCCATTTGGAAAGTGCCCGACTCTGCTGAAGTAACTCGCAACGTGTTGCAAGCACCGCCCAAAGTTCGGTCTGACTCGATGGCCGCCTTGATAGAGTAATCGCCCGAACCAGCTAGATACTTATCTAACTTGGTTTGTCCAGCACGCTCCGAAAAGCGCTGAACGATGACGAACACATCAAGATTGGACTGGTCGAGGCCGCGAGCGTTGTTTAAGTCGAAAGTGAAATCAAGTTGTCCAACGATTGCGCATGGCGGAACGATAACATCAGGGACTTGGTCGTAGCATCGAAGGTCGTCGATGTCGCTGAGGTTTTGTTTGATGCCATCTCTGATTTGACTTGGAATCACGCGACTAAACCGTTCATCTTGCGGAATGGGCGGATTAAAGCTTCAACATCTGGGTCAAGTCGAGACGTCAAGCGAACTGTGCCGAGTTCAGGCGTGCCAGCAATACCAAATGGAGATTGACGGCGAATAAAAAGACGAGAAGCTTGAATCTTTGTTGCCATAGCAATTTCAGCTGGTACTGAAGGCCAGCCCCAAACGCCCTGGACTCGAACCGATTGCGGATAAGCATAAGGAAAAATGTAGCGGTCGATAGCGGTAATGCGAGTGTATGGCCAACCGCGCCGTGCGTTGTTGACTGGGTCGATTAAGTAATCGCTAGTTGCAAGAATAGTAGTGTAGGTTTGGTCGAAATCGTCGTCTAATGCGATTTGGTTTAAAGAGACAAAATCATCTAAGTTGGTGATGTACCAACTGTCGGGTGTATAATAGCGAGTTACTGGAGCGGCCGTGGTGCCGTCCCGATAAAAGAATCTGCCAGTGTAGTCATCAATCATGCGACTAGCAGTCAAAATCGCAGCTTCAAGCGCTGTGTCGTCTTGAATATCCTCGATAGCAAGGGAGTTCTTCAAGTCAGACAGGGTGCAATAGCAGTTGGTTAGAGCCACGCTGTGTCCTTTTCTCTAGCTGTTCTCGTTGAGCTGCCTATCAATGTGGTGCCTCTCGTCAAGCCAGTAAGTCTTTTGGTGCGGCAAGATGGCCGCGGTGTTTGCGTAAATCGGAAAGCCTAACTGCCTAATCCTGCGACAAAACAGCAAGTCTTCACTTATCCACTCGCCATTGATGGGCCCGTCCCAAAACCAGCACCAGTCAGTGCCTTGGTTCGGGTCTGCAGTTTCGCGCATCTTTTCAAGCACGCTGCGATGAATAAGCATGCAACCAGTACCGCAAGCATCGATTTCAAAAATCGAGTTGCGTTGGTAATCGTTTATGGGCGTGAAGCCCTTTGGAGTGTCCCTGAATATGAGTGGCACGGGCACTGGGTAAAGGTTTTTATTGGCGTCCCAAGCTCCAAAATAAAGGCCCGCTACAACTGGGCGGTCTTTGTCATGCGCTACGTTGATGAGCTGGTCAAATGCTTGTGGCGACAGTTGCTCGTCGGCGTCAATTAGCAAAAGCCAATCGGAGTTGGTGTCGTCAAGGAAAGACTTAACCACTCGGTTGCGTAACTTGCTAAGCAAGCCCGAACCTTTGGTGCGCACAAACGGCCCAAGCCGTGAGCTGCGGGATTGTGCTAACTGAATCATGCGAAAAGCGAAATCGCCGTTCACCATGCCAGGGTCACAGACCCCGATAGATACTTTATGACTTGCTTTCATGCTCTCCCCCTAAGAGGTGCAAGGCAAATGAGTCGGGGGAGTCCCACTTGCCTTGCACTTGTACTTTAGTGCCGAACCTTCAGACTAGAAGGACGGTGCTGTTAGGCCTGTTCCTGAGATGATAGAAGCGGCCAACGGATAACGCTCTGCGGTGAACGCTGCGTATCCATAAACTACGGTCTTGATAGTCAAGTTGCCTGGGGCAGTTGCATCGAAACGTAGTGCGAACGGTGTGCCTGGTTGCTCCCATAGGTGCATTTCACGGCTGTCAACCAAGTAGATTTCGTCTTGGTTTGTGCCTGTGCCATAGGTTGTGCCTACGCTTGCATCTGTGATGATTGGAAGTCCGAGCAACTGATAGCCTGAGTTGCCATATTGTGCAGCTCCAGCGCCAGTTGATACAGCGTTCATTGGTGAGCCCGCTGCTGGCACAACAAGTGGACGATTTGAGCTGTCAACGCCAGCTAGCAAGAATGCTAGACGACGTGGGTGCATAATCCAGTGTGTTGGTGTTGTGAAGACGTTGCTTTGTACCTGTTGCAACGCATCAGCTAGCTTTGGGTAAAGGAGTGCAACAGTTGGTGCAGTTGATGTGAAAGTAACTGCATTACCACCTGAGTTGCGAATGCCCTTGATTGTTCCTGAAGTACCAGCTCCATTTAGAATCTGGCTATCAAGAGTGGTGTGCCATGAACGAATTAAGTCTGCAACGACGAAAGTGTCAATGCCAGTACCGCGCTCGATTGCTTGGCGTGAGAGGTCCTGTTGTCCAGCGATTGTACGCACGTCAACAGTTAACAATGTGTCATCAACGTCAGTCTCGCTGACAGCTGCATTCTCAGTCGCCTGAATAGCAGTTGAGGACCCAGTTGTCATGCGGGAGATTTCCAACTTCATGCCAGCTGTAGGTAGGGTCATTTTGTTGGTTGCGAAATCTGCAGTAGGTCTTCCGCTTCTAGCTAGAGGTGCGGCTAGTTCGATAAGATATTGAGGTACCACTAAACCAGCGAAAGCTGAAGTGCCGACATCGCGGCGCTCGATTGCTTCCTCTTTCATGTGGCGTGCAAGACGCTCAGATGCTGCAAAATCGTTGCGTACTTGAGCATTGAATGCGTCGCGTACGAATGAGTTCTCAGAACCCTCTGCGTAGGTGCGTGCTTCTGACACGACCTTGATGCTTGTTGAAGCTGGAGTTGCAACTGCTGCAACTGAAGCGCGAGCCTCTGAGGCTTTTGCGTCAGCGTCTGCTTGTGCCTTCAGCTTTTCGATTTTTGAATCGAGTGAACGTGACTCTTCTACAAGAGCGTCAACCTTCTCGGTCTCCTCTGCAGTAAGGTCGGTGCGGTTCTCTTCAGCTACTGCTTCAAGAACTGCATCCATTTCAGCCTTTACTGCATCACGGCGCTCGATTACTTTGTCAAGATATGACATCGTATTCTGCTCCTTATGAGTTTGGAATCGAGGTGGTGGCGATTGTGCTCACGGCGCTTTTGGGGTGTGAGTCTCGCTCCGACTTCGGTATCTGCTAGCGATTTACTAACAGAATGCTATTTTGTGCTGTTGACGATTGCTTTGGCAAGACGAAGTGAAATGGCGCGAGGTTGTGTGGCTTGGTCCTCTGCTGGCATTTCTTCATCGAGTTCGTCCTCAGATTGTGTCTCTTGTGCGTCCATTAAAGTCGCCATGACTTCAACAGCTCTCATGATGTAATCATGGCCTTCAGTCAAATCGTTAAAGACCTCTTGTAAGACCAAAAGCGACTCGCCTGAGATTTCGCGTCCTTCTTTAACAGCCCGAACCGCGTTTTGTAGGTGCTCGCGTGCTTCGACTGTGGTAGTTGGGTAAGCAGGGTAGGTGACGACTGAAACGTCGCCGTCAGATAGCGAAACCTCGGTAAGTGTGCGCTCTGTGCGGTCATCATTCCATTTTTGGCGAATCACACGAAAAGCGAAGCTCATTTGGTCAACGTCGCCGCGCTCGATTAAAGTGTAAAGGTCGCGAGCCTCTGAAGTATCAGGCAATTCTGCGTCAAAACGCAAGCCGACTTCGTCTTCGGTCAATGCTAGAGTGTTGTTTTTGGTGCGAGCCAGTGGTAGGCCCTCATGATTGATTAACAAACGAACATCGGGGGTTTCGCTTAAAGTCTTGCGGAAAGCACCAGGGGCGATGCGCTCTCTGAATGGGAGTGGCACGCTGGCGTCGTTGAAAACGGCTGCATAACCCGACAGGCGCATTTTGCCGTCGTCCTCTTGTCGTGTCTCGACGTTGCGCACTGTGTAGGTGCGGCGCTCGATTTTCTTCATCTTGCTCCTGTCTTCCCCGACTGAATCACGTTGAACTTCACCGCCTGGCTCCATGTCCTCAGAGATAGAAACCGCGACCATTTGGTCAATCGCGTCTTGCTTTGTGTCATGACAGCCAACTGTTGTGTAGCTGCCGTCAGCTTCTTGCTTTACTGTCGCCCAGCCTGAGCAGTCGCTCTGCTGGTCTGAAATGTAATATGGCATTATTCGACCTCATAGACTGATAGTGGGTTTGCAGGGTCAATCGTTGAGACCTGTTGCAACTGACCTGTTGGAACTCCAGTGTGGTTCATCGCAGGCAAGCCGACAGCTTCAAGGACTGACTTCGGTTCGAACCCGACTTGAATCAGGTTGGTTGCGATTTCGGTTCGTAGTTTCAAGCCGACGTCTTTAGCATCTGATGCATCGATGTTCTGCAGTGGAACTCTATACTGGTCGCCAGCTTCGCCAAGCGGGCTGAGGTCTTCAACGGCGCGGACGTCATTGAGTGATAAGAAGCCTTCATTTAAGCCCTTGGTGTAGGCCTCATAGCGCTCGAGTGTGGTGCCGCGAAGCAGTGCATCAAGGTTGAACTTAATAAAGCCGTCAGGCTCAGGCAAAAGAGGTGAAAGTGCTTGCTCTAAACGCTCCAAAAGTGGGCGCAGCGAATGTTGAACAAAAGACAGGTTCTGAGCTTCAACTGATGCAAAGCTCATGGCTCCAGCTACTGGGTGGCCAAGCAGTGAAATCGGCACACGGAAAAGGCGGGCGATTTCTTCAACTCCGAAACGCCTAACTTCAAGAAGTTGCGCGTCGGCGGCGTTAAGTGTGAGTGGCTTAAACGAAGCGCCACCAGTCAAAACACCAAGCTTGCCAGCGCGATAAGGACCCGAATGTGAAAGGTTCCAGTTGCGAGCGATGTCTGTGATTTGTTCCTCGGTCAACTCGGTTGGGGCTTCAATAACACCGCCTGGGTTGGCAGCGTTGCCAAAATAACTGGCTGCATAGACTTCGGCTGCCATCGCAGAACCAAGCGTGACTCGGGCAGCGCCGATTGGGCCAAGACCAAGAAGTTGGCCAGGGAGTTTAAACATCGGAATATGGAGCATTTCGCGCTTGGTCAAAACCATGGTCTTGACTTCTTGTGTCACAGACTGCATGTCCTCGTACACCACGCCACCTGGCTGGATGCCGATAGTCACTTCATAAAGGACCTCTGCATTTGGGTCAGGGCGTCGAATGCGGACATTCAATGGGTTGACGGCATAGAGCTCAACAACGTCCCCGAGGTCATCGCGCACTGTGATGATAAAAGCGTTGCCGTGCAAGTTAAGAGAGGAGATTACTTGCTCGTAAAAGTCTAGGCGAGTGCAATCTGGGTTGGGCTTGTTTACCCAAGCTGGTTGTTCGCCATAAACAACGGCGTATGGAATGCGATTGCGACCGCGGCGAACATAGGCGCCGAGTGGCAGAGACGAAATGGTGTCGCCCAAAAGACGAACGCAAGCATAAACAGTGGACATGCGAATCGCAGTCTCAGCGCTAACATCAACG